AATATTATACTACAGGCCGCCACGTAAGCACAAAACCTATTGGGGACAGAAGTATTTATAGGTCCCCGTTCCCCAATATACATACGATAGATGGAATGGAGAGCAATCGGGGAACCCCCTCTAATAACTCTCTCACAAAGCGTTTTCAAATAAACGCTAAAAACTATTTCCTCACCTATCCTCACTGCTCTCTCTCTAAAAGCGAAGCTCTCTCTCAAATTAGAAATTTGAATACCCCAACAAATAAAAAATATATCAAAATCTGCTCAGAGCTTCACGAGGATGGGGAACCACATCTCCATGTGCTTATCCAATTTGAGGGTAAGTTCAAGACAAAGAACAAGAGGTTCTTCGATCTGGTATCCCCAACCAGATCAACACATTTCCATCCGAACATTCAGGGAGCTAAATCAAGCTCCGATGTCAAAGCATATATCGAAAAGGATGGTGATACCCTTGAATGGGGTACCTTCCAAATAGATGGAAGATCTTCAAGAGGCGGAAAGCAATCCGCTAACGACGCTTATGCAAAAGCTATGAATGCAGGAAACAAAGCGGAGGCTCTGAATATTCTTAAAGAACTTGCGCCTAAAGATTACATCTTGCAGTTTCATAACTTGAACACAAATCTTGACAAGATCTTCATGACTCCGCAACCAGTCTTTACCTCTCCATTCTTATCTTCATCCTTTGACCAGGTTCCTGAAGAACTTGAAGAATGGGTCGCCGAGAACATAGTCGACCCCGCTGCGCGGCCATTAAGACCAAAGAGTCTGGTGTTACAAGGTGATAGTCGTACAGGTAAAACCATGTGGGCTAGATCGCTTGGTAGGCACAATTACTTGTGCGGCCATCTAGATCTCAATCCTAGGGTTTACTCAAATGACGCATGGTATAACGTCATTGATGACGTCGATCCGCATTACCTAAAGCACTTTAAAGAGTTTATGGGGGCCCAGATGGACTGGCAAAGCAATACAAAGTATGGTAGACCCATTCAAATTAAAGGCGGGATACCGACCATCTTTTTATGTAATGCTGGACCCACATCTTCATATAAAGAGTTTTTAGACGAACCTAAAAACATCGCACTTAAAAATTGGTCTCTTCATAATGCAGAATTCATCACCCTCGAGAGACCACTGTACTCAGGTTCCCATCAAAGTCCAGCACCGGATTGCTAAAAAGAAGATAATAAGACGACGGCGGGTAGACCTTAATTGCGGTTGCTCATACTACGTGTCAATAAACTGTGCTAATCATGGATTTACGCACAGGGGAGTACATCACTGCAGCTCAAGCCAGGAATGGCGTCTATATTTGGGAGATTCAAAATCCCCTCTATTTCAAGATACTCAGCCATCACAGCCGGCCGTTCAACACGAACCACGACGTGATAACAATACGGCTGCAGTTCAACCACAACCTGAGGAAAGCGTTGGGAATACACCGGTGTTTTCTGACGTTCCAAGTTTGGACTTACTTACACCCTCCGACTGGGCTTTTCTTAAAAGTCTTTAAGACTCAATGTATTAAATACTTGAATAATTTAGGTGTAATTTCAATTAATAATGTAATTAGAGCTGTAGACCATGTCTTGTTTAAAGTGCTAGAACGCACTATTGATGTACAACCAGATTATGAAATAAAATTCAACATTTATTAATTTGTTATCGAATCATAAAAATAGATCCGAATTTTCAAAGTTGCATACACAGGGTTAGAGGCATGCGTAGATGCCATGTACAATAACAGAGCATTCTCTGTATGATTCTCATATTTTGCGGTTTCCTGATGGTTGTAAACAACATAATTGTTCAATCTCATGAACTTCCTAACTAACGTTTGTTCCTTACAAGCATACTGACCACCAACAACAGTTGCCGTGAACTTCCGCAAAACTTGAAACCGATCTCGAAGATCATTCTTGACAGTTGCAGTGCTAGGTTCGTTATCGAACATGTTAAACACTTGTCCAAAATCTTGAGGAGTACCATAGGGTCTACGATCCCGAACAACATAGAACATGACCGTGTTAGTGTGATTCTTAGTCTTGATATTTTCATCCATCCAGATTTTGCCAAGGATATAGAGGGACTTAACGCAAAATCTCTTCCCAGTACGGTGGGTTAAACCACCGCCACGAGTAACATCCGTCACACACATAACCTTACCGGTGTGAGCAATATCATGTCGAGATTCAAAGGATTGAATCTTGCAAGGACCTTCACATCCCCTAGGGACATCAGCTGTTCGGTACATCCGGTAAATCCTGGGCTTCCGGTACATAGGCCGAGAAGTCCAAGACTTCTTTCGATTTATGCCGAGGGCAGTGAGTACAGCAGCACGGCTGGTACCTGGGCTGTCGTAATTGAGACGACGGCGTACTTTCGATACGGGACCGGAAAAGGCTATATCTCCGGCACGCTTCAGCATAATTGCTCGCACGAACAACTGAGATCAGATCTCGAACTAGGTCGTAACCGACAGTATCAGGGGCGTAGGTTGCTTCAACGCCTTGCAAATACTTTATTGCGAGCATACACCGAAAACCGTGAACAGAATCCGGAAATTCGTTTAAAAGAGGATCCCACATGGCTATTCAGCTTTCTCCGTGCCCAGCACGTTTTATAGAAGGACCACAAATCAACTAAGCGCTCATCGCGCTCTCTCATTTATTACGGGACCACATTAAAGCAAAAGCAAAAGCAGCTAAAGTGGGGGGGGACCATAGTGACCCCGGGCCCCGGCGGCCTGTAGGT